TCGCGCTGGCCATCGGCGGCGGGACGGCTCCCTCGCCAGACACCGAGCTGGTGCTGAGCGTTGGTGACGCCAGCCATGCCCAAGCAGCCACCAGCCTGACTCTCGCCCAACTGCATCAGCTCGCCGTACTCGGCGCAGCTCATGGCACCAGCTCAACTGCAGTCGGGCTGGTCCAGGCACATCTGCTCGCCGTACTCGGCGCAGCGCATGCTCAGGCAGCTGCCGGGGTGACCTTCGCCCAACTGCATCAGCTCATTACCCAGGACGCAGCCCATGCTCAGGCAGCTGCCGGGGTGACCCTCAGTCAAAACCATCTGATCGACGTACTCGGCGCAGCTCATGCTCAGGCGGCTACCGGGGTGACCATCAGTCAAAACCACCTGCTTGCCATCCAGGACGCAGTGCAGGCCGTGTCCGGCAGTCTGCCGGCCTTCACTCAGAGCCACATCCTGATCGTGTCTGACAGCTTGCATGCAGCGCTCTCCGAATGCCTGGAGCTTGGCGACACCACGACCCTCATCCCCACACCAGACCCGCGGATATTCCTGGTGCAGGCCGAGGACCGACTGTTCATCATTACCCGCGAGGATCGGGCGTTCATCGTCGCCCACGAGGACCGGGCGTTCAATATCTACTAGGAGACCTTGTGATGCAGGAGCAAGCCGACCAGCCACGCCAGGACGACCACATCCTGGCCATCGACGATGGGTTCATCGACGTTCTCGCCATCTTCGACCGCAGCAAGACCGTAATCATTAAGAAGGAGACTGACCATGGCCAAAGCCGTATCTGACGCGGTGCTCGACGCCGCGCTTGACAAGATCGCCACTGCCACCATCCAGACCGCCTGTTCCGCCCAGCCGACCACTCGCACCGAGGCGGTGACTACCTACGCCTTGGCCGATGTGACCATTGATGGCACCGACTTTACCAACGCCAACGGCGACACCTCGGGACGCAAGGTGACCGTGGCGCAGCAGACCGGGGTCACGGTCGACGCCAGCGGTGACGCCTCCCATGTCGCGCTGTGCGACGGCTCCGATCTGCTCTATGTCACGACCTGCACTACGCAGACCTTGACCAGTGGCAATACCATGACCTTCTCCTCGTGGAAGGTGGAGATCGGTGACCCGACGTAAGGAGACGCTGTGAACACAACCATATATGGGTCGGCAGTGGTCGACAAACATCCTGTCTCGGAGCTGGACTACCAGTTCGACTGGTCCGAGTGGCTGGACACCGACACCATCACCAGCAGCGACTGGGACGTGCCGACCGGCCTGACGCTGGCGGACGAGACCTATAACACCACCACCGCCACGGTCTGGCTGTCCGGAGGTACCAACGGCACGACCTACCAGGTAGTCAACACCATCGTAACCGCCGACGGACGCACCGAGAGCAAGGCATTGACGGTGCAGGTCACCAACAGCGGCGCATAAGGAGGGACGCATGCCGAGCACGCTGTATGATCCGATGATCAAGCAGGCGATCGAGGAGAAGTTCCCCCAGCTCCTGGTCGATCTGCCGTTGGGCTGGCTGTATGTCAAGGCGCAGGTCTGGCAAGAAAGCCGATTCAAGGCCGATGCTGTGTCGCCCGCAGGGGCCATGGGCCTGATGCAGCTCATGCCGACCACCGCCGCAGGGCTCGGCTTGTCTCAGCCCTTCTCAGCCTCCCAGAACATTCGCGGCGGCGTGCGGTATCTGGCGGAGCAGTATCGGCGGCTGGCGGAAATCCCTTGTCACCGTGACCGGCTCAAGTTCGCACTGGCGGCGTACAACGGCGGGCGGGGCTACATCAACCGGGCGCTGGAGCTGGCGCGGCGGGTGGACGGAGCACCGCTGGAGCATAAGGAATGGATCAAGGCCGGCCGCCTGCCGGGGCAGTGGCAGATGTGGAGCTACACCGCACCGTTTCTGGCCTGTCCGGAGTGCGTCTGCAAAGGCAAACGACCGGACCACCGGCAGATGACCGGTTACGTGGCGAAGATCATGGGCCGCTTTGAGTTCTATGTGAAGGAGGCGACATGTCGGAAGGACGGTGCAAGCACAGCATAACCGGGACTTGTGTTGCGGCGAACAACGCCTTGCAGTACGCCAAGACCATCTGCCCTGGGAGAGAAGATTCTTACATTACCTGCAAGGTGTGCGGCGACGATTACAGCGACAACTGCGAACAGTGCCGGAGGGACAAATGATCGAGCTCAAGCAAGGAGACGTTTTCGCCGTTGCCTCCAAGTCCTGGATGGCCAAGGCCATCAACGCGGTGTCCGGCTGGAATGCGGCAGACGGCAAGAGCAGCTACAACCATGCCGGGATTATTTGTGATGCAGAAGGGCGGACCTTCGAGGCCCTGCGGCGGCTGGACTTCTACCATCTCGACGCCTACAAGGGCCGCTCGATCATCATTGCCCGACCGGACGCACCAAAGGACGCAAAGCATACGGCGTTGCTGAAAGTGGTGTATCTACACCGCGGTCAGATCTACCCGGCCTGGCGCATTCCGTTGCACATCTACCCGCCGCTGGCGCGCAAGATTTCGATCAATGGCAAATATTTGGTTTGTTCCGAGGCTGTCGCCAAGTACGAGTGGCTGACCGGAACCCGTCACCCGCCATACACCGGCGCGACCCCGGACATGCTGGCGGATGAATGGCGGCAGTGGAGATCGTTCAACATCATCTACGAAGGAGTCTGGGCATGAAAAACTGGAAAACTACTGTAGCAGGGCTGCTCACCGCCGCCGTTTATGGTGCGTTTGCTGCCATCCAGGCCGGGGAGATCGAGCCCAAGACCATCGCCGTCGCCGCCGGGATCGCCGCGCTTGGCTATTTCTCGAAAGATGCCGGCGTGTCCGGCACGGAGAAGTGAGAGGGCTAGGTGGCGGAGACTACCCCACAGCGCCGGCAGCGGGCGTTCCGAGCCTTCTTCGGCCTCTGCATTCAGTGCGGGGCGCAGGCTCGGCCGGGGCGAAGGTGCTGTAAAAAATGCGCAACTTCGCGCCTTCGAGACGGCCTGAAACTGCGCAAGAGGTTACGCGCTGAAGGACGTTGTGTGTTGTGCGGAAAGGATCTGGCCATAGGGTCTGTGCAATATTGCCCAAAGCATCTGGAGGCAAACCGGAGAGAAAGGAAGAAGACCAGCAAAAAACACAAGGAGGAGGGACGGTGCGTGTACTGCGGCAAACCGTTACCGGAGGATCGCAGGGGGTTGGTGTCTTGTGGCTGCCACGAAATCTTGGAGGTGTCTAAATGGAATTGATCTACCGTGAAATGCCTTTGGACTACGAATTTTATGACACAAGTGACGCACATTACGGACCATACAACCACCACCGCGAGGCTTTCCTGGAGATTATCAACCAGGTCGCAGAACGACCCAACCGGTACATGTGGCACAAAGGCGATGGCGTGGACTGCGTAACCCCCGGAGATAAACGCTTCTCCACCGTTTCCGCCGATGTGCGCAAGGGCTGGCGGAACCCAATGGATCATGCTGACCAGCTTGTGCGGGATATGTTGCCAATTCGCGAAAGGATCTTGACCTATATGGTCGGGAATCACGAGTACCATCTGATCAACACCGTCGATGTGGCGGGGTACATTTGCGAAGCCCTCCAGGTGCCGTGGGGTGGGGTGATCTGCAAATTCGTCGCCCTGCACAACCGGAAGGTCCAGCACAAGTTCCTGCTCTGGCATGGTCGGGGCAGTCTGCCCAAGGGAGCCAAAGACCCCATCCAGCGCGAGGGCAACCGCAAGGCGCACCTCAAACGTAAGCTGGAATCGCTCGGGCACACCGACTGTATCTACCAGACCATGGGGCACACCCATCAACTGATCGCGGTCGAGCCGACCATCAACCAGGAGCTGATGCTGACCGACAACCGCAAGGGACTCAAGCAGCAACGGCGCCACCACACCAAACAAAACGCTGCCTACATCCCACCCGAGGCGCGGTATTACGGCAACAGCGGCTCGTTCCTGCGCCTGTATTCAAAGCCTGGCCAGCGGTCCATCGGTTATGGCGAGATCGCCGGCTACGCCCCGGCGGAGATCGGTTGTCTGAAAGGGTATGTGCAGGGTGGCGAGCTGCAACATGTGGAGAAGGTGGTGTTGTAGTGGCAGTTATCGAATTCAACTTTACACCTCCACCGACAGTCGCCGAGTTCATGCGCTCTGATGCGGTACATCGAGCCATAAAAGGGCCGATTGGTAGCGGCAAGAGCGCAGGCTGCACGGTCGAAGTGTTTCGCAGATGTCTGCAGATGCCGGTGTGGAACAAAGGCAAGCGATCATCTCGCTGGGCCATTGTGCGGAACACCATGAAGGAGTTGCGCAACACGACGTTGAAGACCTGGATGGACTGGATGGGTACGGAACTCGGCACCTGGCACGAGTCCAAGTTCATGTATCACCTTAACTTCGGCGACGTGGATGCAGAGGTTTTGTTCCTGCCGCTGGACACTCCAGGCGATGTCGGACGATTGCTCAGTCTTGAGCTGACCGGGGCTTGGGTAAACGAGGCCAGGGAAGTACCTGTTTCGCTTATGTCGGACATAAAGGGCCGGCTGGCCCGTTACCCGAAATACCAAGCCTGTCCGGAGAACTTCCCCGGCCCGTGGTATGAACCGCCGGCCAAGGTCGAGGGAGACGACCGCAAGTTGTGGTACTGGTCCGGCCTTCTGTGTGACACCAACCCGCCGGAGATGGATTCGGACTGGTTCAAGTTGTTCGAGAAGCTGCCGCAGGAAGAAGGCAACGAGGGCTCGATCATTGAGTGCGACACGTTCCACCAGCCCTCCGGGCTTTCTCCCGAAGCGGAAAACATCAAAAACCTATCGCCTGGGTACTACGCGGCGAAAGCTACTGGAGCGAAGAAAGCCTGGATCGACACCTACATCCACGGCAAGTACTCACCTTCTCTGAGAGGCAAACCGGTCTACCACGAAACCTTTCACCGCGACCGGCACGTCTCGCCGGTGCCTCTGAAGATTGACCCGCTCCTGCCGGTTATCGTCGGCCAAGACTGGGGCCTGACCCCGGCAGGCTTGTGGATACAGATGCAGCACAACGGCCAGATCTTCATTTTGCGCGAGACGCCAGCGTTCGACATGGGTACCAAGCGATACATCCGCACCAAGTTCAAACCTATGCACATGACCACCTTCCCACTCAACCCAATTGTGGTGATTGGCGACCCGGCAGGGACGAGGCGGGCTGATTCGGATGAAGGCACCTGTTTCAAAATGTTCAAAGACGAAGGGTATATCGCCAAGCCGGCGCATACCAACGACCCGGACGTGCGTATCAAGGTATTCGACACGCTCTTCTCCGAGTACCCGGATATGCAGCCGCGCATTGTGATCGACCCGTCCTGCAAGCGATTTATCCAGGGCGTCTCCTCACAGTACCGCTATCCGCGCAAGCGGACCTCGTTAGGCGAGGAGTACGGCGACCGGCCGGAGAAGAACGACTTCGGGCATCTGGTCGAGGGCGGGCAGTACGGCGCGCTGTTCCTGACCGGCGGGAGGTATGACCCCAACGATTACTCGGTAGAACACGATTTCAATCCGCACAGCTTCACCACCCCATACCGTCCTGCATTGAAGGAGGGCTACTGACATGAGACTTAAATTCTCGGTGCCTTTGTTTAAGAGCCCGTTGTGGGTGTACGCAGGGAAAGAGATGTTCCCGATCTTTTCAGCAGATTGTTTGAAGTACCTCGGCGTCAGCCACAGCGAGTCCGGAAAGGACTCCCAGGGACGATGTTGTGGGTCGCTCGTCTGGCTCGGCAAGATCGAATTGCCTGTGTTTGCGCACGAAATGGAGCATTACGTCGATGAAGTAGCGAACCATTTGGGGATAGATGACAAGAACAGAGAGGTCCAAGCGTACCTGATAACCTGGGCCATGAAGTATGCATGGCCAAAAATAGAACGTCTTGCGGGAGGTCGAAAATGAATGTTACATCCGAAGGTCTTGTGCTACTCGGTGCTTTTGTCCGGCGTGAGCTGGACTCTTTCGTCAGCGACCGCTGCCTGTTGGAGCAGCAGTGGCTGAAGAATTTACGACAATACCGCGGGCAGTATGACCGGGAGGTGGAGGCTCTGATTCCGTCGGAGCGTTCACACGCCTACCCCCGCGATACGCGCATCAAGGTCAAGGGCGGCGTGGCGAAGATGATGGAAATGATGTTCCCCTCCCAGGAACGCAACTGGGAACTGGCCATCTCACCCAGCCCCTCCATCCCGCAGGAGGCGCTGCAAAACATCATCGACGAATTGACCATGCAGGAGCTGATGGCGGCGCAGCAGGAACAGCGCCAGCCTGCCGCTCTGTCCAGCGAGGCAATTGAGCGGGCGGTGCGAGCCTTTGCTGAACAGCGCAAGGACGCCATGGAGCAGGAGATCGACGACCAGCTCTGTGATCCTGGGATTGACTACCCGCAGTTGAGCAAGAAGGTGGTGCGCAGCGGTTACATCTTCGGCTTCGGCGTGTCCTGCGGCCCGCAGGTGCGGACCCAGACCGAGAGGGTCTGGGAGCCGGATGAGACTGGCGCCTACCAGGCGGTAGAGAAGAAACTGCGCCGGCCCTACCCCGAATATCGTCGCATCTGGGATATTTACCCCGACCTGACCGCCAAGAATTGGCAGGACCAGGATCGCATTTACGACCGGCTGGTGCTCAGCCGTCACGACTTCGGTGCCCTGGCCAAACGCCCTGACTTCAAGGAAGACGTGATTCGCGAATACCTGCGGAACACGCCGACCGGCAACTACAAGGAGCAGTTGTTCGAAGCCGATCTGCGGCAGTTGGACGGCACGGCCAACCTCTCCGACCGGCAGCGGCGCCGGTATGAGGTCTATCGGATGCTTGGCTTCGTCTCCGCGCACGAATTGCAGGCCGCTGGGGTTGAGGTGGCCGAGGACGAGCTGGACCAGGAAATCCTGGCGGATATTTGGTTCATCGACAACGTGATTATCAAGGCGGAAAAAGCCGCCTTTGGTGAGCGCCCCTCCGACCAGTACCATGCGTTCGTCTATGCCGACGATGAAGACTCCGGCCTGACCGGCATCGGCTTGCCGGAAGAGCTGCGCGACACGCAGATGTGTCTGTGCGCTTCGACCCGCGCCCTGATGGACAACATGGCTGCCACCGCCGGGCCGATCCTGGAGGTCAATGTCGACTTGCTGGCCAAGGGCCGCAAAAGCATCGGCGCGATCCACCCCTTCATGACCATCGATCGAGAAGGTCTCGGCAACGAAGCCAACTACCCGGCAGTGCGGGACATCGCCACTCAGTCGCACGTCAACGAAATTCTCGCCATCATCTCCGCCCAGCGCCAACAGTTCGATGTGGAGAGTAACCTGCCGGCCTTCACCATGGGCGGGGTACAACAACCCCTCGGCGAGGCGTTTCGCACCAGCAATAACATGTCGATGATGATGGGCGGCGCCAACATGGTGACGAAGGATACCGTGCGGGCGTTTGACAAATTCACCGCTTCGCTGATCGGCTCGATGTTGAAGTGGAACATGGAGTTCAACCCAAAGCAGGAGATCAAGGGCGACTTCCAGGCGCGGGGCAAGGGTACGATTTCGCTGGTCTCCAAGGAGGTGCGCGGTGCAGCCCTCGACCAGTTCGTCATGACCCTGACCCCGGAAGAGCGGGCCATCCTCGACACCTACGGCATCCTGATCGACCGGCTCAAGTCCCGCGACCTGCCGGTGGATCGGGTGTTGCCGCGCAACGAGGCGATGGCGGTGCTGGAGGGTATGCGCCAGGCAGCTTCGCAGGCCGGGCAGATCGAGCAGAGTCTGACCCAGGCCAAGACCGACAAGACCACCGCCGACGCGGAGAAGGTACGGATGGACGCGCAGGTGCTGGCCGCCGGGGCCGAGGCCACCATCCAGGAGATCCTGTCCCGAGTGGAGCAAAACCTGGCCAACGCCAAGAGTGCCGAGGACAAGAACCAACTGGAGAGCTTGAAGATGATGTTGAGCGCAGCGACTGACAAGGGAGGACAGCGTGAGCAAGGAGCGGGAAGCGCAGATCGTGGAGCAACTGGAGCCGTACCGGCAGCAGCAGGTGCTTAAGCTGGTCAGTGAACTGTTGCAGATTCGCCGGGAGCGCCATCGCGACCGGCTGGAGCGAGAGGAGCACGCCGAGAGCCGCGGAGCAGCCTGGGAGTGTAAAGCATTGTTACAATTTCTGAGTGTAAACAGTTGACACAATCTGTGTAAGAGTGTTACACTCGAAGCATGGGGAGGATTCTATGGATGAAGAACTGGAAGTAACTGACACGGGAATGACACCAGACGAGTTCGATCTGGCATTTGAAGCTGCGCTGGGGGCCCCGATCCCCGAGGTCGACGAGAAGAAGGACGAGGTCGTACCGCCCGAGGTCGTGCCGCCCGAGGTCGTACCGCCCGAGGATGCAGAGGCCGCGCAGAAGAAGGCCGATGCTGAGAAAGCTCAGGCTGATGCTGCCGCACAGAAGAAAGCTGATGCGGAGAAAGCTCAGGCTGATGCGGAAAAGGCCAAGACGGACGCAGCGGCGGCACAGAAGGCCGAACGTGCCAGCAAGGAGCAGCCGACCGCTGAAGAGGCCAAGGCCCTGGAGGAGTTCAGGAAGGACTTTCCCGATGTAGCCAAGGCCCTCGACGCGCAAGTTCGACTGCTCTCGACCAAATACGAAAATCGTATCGCCGAGTTGGAACAGCAGGTCGGCCAGCAGATCGACCAGCGGGTAGCTCCGGTAATGAGCGTTGTGCAGCCGATGGTGTCGGATGCTCACACCAAAGCGATTTTGGAGAAACATGCGGACGCTATTCAAAAACTGCCTGAGATTGAGAAGTGGGTTGGCGAGCAGCCAGGGTTCTTGCAAACCACCTACAACCAGGTGCTTGACAAAGGTTCCGCTGCCCAGGTCGTTGAGTTGATCGATCTGTTCAAAAAGGATACCGGTACAGTGCCTCCGGCCGGTCCGAGCGCCGAAGAGGTGGCACGAAAGCAGGCCGAAGATGCAGCAAAGGAAAAAAAGCTCCAGTCTCAGGAAGCCGTGCGCGGTCGGCAGAGCAATAAATCTTCTGTGATTCCTGACGATTTTGAAAGTGCGTTCGACGTGTTCGCCGCACAGGCGTAAACCACCCCCAGCCAAAGGAGATCGACCATGCTCACGACTTATGGGGATATTTCCCCCGCAGTGGCTGCCAGTGCGGCAGTCGAAATGCTCAAACGCGGCCAGCCGCACCTCGTCATCCAGCAGTTCCTGCAGTCCAAACCGCTTGGCAAGAACCAGACCGACACCACCAAGTTTCGGCGGTACGAGCGGCTGAACGCAGCGACCACTGCGCTGACCGAAGGCGTAACGCCGTCCGGCAGCACCCCGACCAAAACCGACTACACCGCCACCCTCGGGCAGTACGGCGATTTCCTGGAGCTGACCGACAAGATCGCCGACCTGCACACCGACCCGGTGCTGATGGAGTATTCGGGGATGCTCGGCGAGCAGGCCGCCCTGACCCTGGACACCCTGGCCTTCAACGTGCTCAAAGGTGGCACCAACCTGATCCGGGCTAACGGCTCGGCTCGGACCGACATCAACACCCCGCTGACCCTGAACCTGCAACGCAAGGCAGTGCGCAGCCTCAAGCGGCAATACGGCCGGTATTTCACCAGCAAGATTTCGTCCTCGGCCAAGTTCAACACCGAGAACGTCAAGCCGTCTTTCATCGGCCTGGTGCATTCCGACATGGAGTTCGTAATCCGCGACATGGTCGGCTTCAAGGACGTGGTGGACTACGGCTCCGTGTCTCCCTACGAGTCGGAGATCGGCACCGTCGAAGAAGTGCGTTACATCTCCTCGACCGTGTTTGAGTCCTGGGCCGACGGCGGGGGCGCCAAGGCCGGCAGCGGCACGACCATGATCTCCACCACCGGCACTTCCGCCGACGTATACCCGGTGCTGTACATGGCCATGGACTGCGCTGGCGGGGTTGCCCTCAAGGGCGCCAACGCCATCAAGCCCGGCGTGCTCAACCCCGGTGTCATGCGCGAAGGCGACCCCCTGGGCCAGCGCGGTTATGTGAGCTGGAAGACCTACTTCACGGCGGTCATTCTCAACCAGGCATGGATGATCCGGGTGGAGTGCGCTGTACCCGAACTGTAACCAATAACCCGCCGTAGCCCCTGGACTTCAGGGGCTACGCTCTCAATTTAAGGAGCAGACTGTGGATAAGCAATACGCAATTGTAGGCAGCTTGATCGTTGCCGCCGGAGGCACTGCCGAGACCGTGACGCTCGGCTACCAGCCTTCCTATGTACGAGCTATCAACGTCGACAACCTCACCTCGTATGAACATTTCAGTGGCATGGATGCCGCCACCTCGATCGACATGTTCAACCATGCCGACACCCAGGTCGCGGTCAACGCTGCCGGCAGCATCACCTTGACCGCCGACGGCTTCACCCTCGGGGCCGATATCTGCGACACCACCAGCGATGTGGTGCGCTACATCGCCATTCGCTAACCCCTCGTCCAGGCGGGTCAAGGCCCTGCCGATAAGGAGAGAAACATGCGTAGCCGTGAAATCAAAACCCGCCGGATTGTCTGCGAAGAAATCGTCGCCCACAACGGCGGCGCGCCCAAGATCGCCGTGTCCGGCGCAGGCGCAGGCACCGGTGCCACCATCGCCGTAACCGAGCAGAACACCGGCGTGCTGTACAAGACCGTGCTCAAATGCGCCGCTACCCCGGTCACCATCACCGACGACGCCAACGTGGCGCAGTACGGCGGGGTCAAGATCTACGACTTCCCCGAAGGGGTGATCTGCACCCTGGGCGCCGTAGTTTCCGGAGCCCTTACCGCCGGTGTGACCGGCACCATCGTCGACAACTGGGACGGAGACGTAGCCCTCGGCACCGCCACCGCCACCACCGGCAACACCCTGACCGGCACCGAGGCGGATGTCATGCCCTCGGTCGCCATCTCGGCTGGCGCCTCCGACAAGATCGGCGTAGTTTCGGCGGCTTCAGTGGCCACCGCCCTGACCGAGTCCGGCGCTCGCTGGTTCGATGGCAGCTCCACCGCCAAGGACCTGTTTCTGAACTTCGTCATCGACGACAGCGCCACCCACACTACCGGCACGGCGACCTTCACCGGCACTGTGACCATCCTGTGGATGAACATCGCTGACAAGTAACCGTTGAGAATTGAACGCGAAGACGGGGGTTCGCTCCCGTCTTTTGTTGAACCCTCAACAGGAGATCCACAATGTACATGAATCGGATGATTTCCATAGGCAAGGCCGCGAATGGCTTCGTGCTTGAGTGCTGTGTACCGATCAAGCCCAAGAAAAAGAAGGAAGCCGAAGAGATGATGGTGTGCTGCGAAGGTTCCCGCGAAAAGCAGTACATCGCCAAGGACGCCGCCGAAGTCGGAGCAATGGTTGCCAAGCTCATGCCGATGCTGGAAGAGGACTACACCAACGAGAAGGAATTTGACGACGCCTTCAACAAGGCGGCGATGTAACCCCAACACCAGGAGACTATGCCATGAGTAACGTGAACGCTGATTTTGGAATCGACCTCGATGAACAGGAGCCCGTCAAGAAAACCGCCAAGAAGGCCCTTGATCCAGAGATGGACCGAGACAACTGGCCGGTGATCCACATCGAGTCTGAGGAGGGCAAGCCGAACTACGAGTTTCTGGCGGTCCATGGCACCTTGCAGAATGGCAAACCCTTCGACCATGAGCTGCAGGTCCAGCGCGGGGTCGATGTCGCCGTACCGCCCTCCATCGTGTTCATGCTGCGCAACGCCATCGCCACCCACATGAAACAGGTCCGCAACCCGCAGACCGGGCTGAACGACCGAGTGTTTGTCGATCGGTCGGCGATCCCCTGGCGTCTGATTAAGGGAGGCAAGTACTGCTAATGACGCGAGCCGAACTGCTTACCGAGCTGCGCGAGACGGTCAACGACTCGCCGACCAATGGTGCCTGGCGCGAATCGCTGTTGTTGTCGTTTCTCGCCGAAGGGCAGGACAAATTCTGCGAGCAGACCGGTTTCTTTGTCGACCGCTCCAACTACACAGTTGAGCTGGTAGCCGACACCGAAAGCTATGCAATCGACGAGCGCATCATCGAGGTGATGGATGTGTGGAACGGTGCCACCAGGCTGGGCAAATTCGAGGAGCGCGACCGGACGGAGGGCGTTGGCACTGCCTGGTTCCCTTTCACCACGTCGGCCCGAGTCGGCGCACCGTCTTGCTGGCAGTCTGATCGGGAGACCGGCAAGATTACCGTCTACCCGGTGCCGACCTCCACCGAAGCAGGAACTGTCCTGACCCTGCGGGTATGGCGCTACAGCCGTACGGCGTTGGACGCAGCTACCGGCGAGCCAGAGATCCCGGCGCGGTTCCATCGGGCGCCTCTGGATTGGGCTTGCTTCCGCTGCTTCTCGCAACACGACGCCGAGAGCTTCGACCCGCAAGAGGCATCACGACATAAAACACAGTTCGACCAGTATGTCATCGAAGGGGCCTCAGCGTTTCGTCGCCTCTCCGGTTCGGATGTACGGGTCGGCACTGACCCGGCCTACAGGACCTGACCATGGCGCGTAAAGTCAGCATCTTTCGCAAGTCGCTCGGGCTCAACAACGTGGTTGACCCGGCGAGGCTCAAACTCGACCTGAAGACCGGCGAGTCGGAGCTGGCGGCTGCGTTCAACGTGGACCACGACCGCACTGGACGGATCAGCCGCAGGCGAGGGTTCGCCCAAAAAAGGAGCGATGTCTCCCATTCTGGGTTTTGTGAGGGCGGCGATTGCCTGTATGTCTCGGGCGATACGCTGTACCGCCTGAACCCGGATTACTCCCGCGAAGATCTGCGCAGCGGCCTGACGGCCGATGTACGTATGAGT